TTACTTATATAAATGCAAGATAATGCTGAGCTATTTTATATCTCAATCTAACGACTATACCATCAGAACAGAGGATACGGCAAGTAATCAATTTACTATGTCTTTAACCGATATGATGGGATTAAATACCGTTACTGCAAGTTTAAATGGTGTACAATTTACTCCATACGAAAATATACTTGCATTCACTGCAAGTATAAGTGGTGCTATTGTTGCCGGTGAATACAGAGCGGTACTAACCAATTTAAATAATTCAGACCCAATATGGCATGGTTCAATACAGGTATATGCATCACAGAGCATGGATAAATCTGTATATGAAAACAAAAACACACAGTATGTTTCTCACACATCTGAGAACAAATATATAATTTATGACTAATATGAAAGGAAAACAGAATTTTGCTATTGTTAATGTAAATAATAATACAATGCCAATCATAAATGAGGATTCAAAAACTCGTTATGCTTGGATACCATTTGGCGTATACGGACATGATGATTTTTTCACAGCAGTTACTGCAGCATATAATGTATCAACAACTAACTCTGCATGTGTAGAAGGACTTGCTGATTTAATATTCGGTAAAGGTTTATACTCTAAAGACCAAACAAAAAATGAAGTATTACAAAAGTTAATTGCACAAGAAGAAACTAAAAGAGTAGCATTTGATTTAAAATTGTATGGTAATGGAGCATATACAGTTTATTGGAATGATGAACATACTAAGATAATCCGTATGTATCATGTTCCGGTGCAAACACTTAGAGCAGAGAAATTAGGTAATTCACCAAAGATTGAAAATTATTATTATTGTACAGATTGGAATGATGGAAGAAAGGTAAAAGATAAAAAGAAAATACCTGCTTTTGGCACATCTAATGAGAAAATGGAAATCCTTTATATTAAACATTATACACCAGGTTTATACTATTATAGTTTGCCTGATTGGGTTTCGGCATTACAATTTAGTATGAGTGAAGGTGAAGTATCAAACTTACATTACAATAATATTACAAATGGTTTCTTACCTGCTGTAATGATTAATTTTAATAATGGTGTTCCCCATCCTGAAGAAAGACAAACTATTGAGGATTTAATACAAAGTAAGTTTACAGGTACAGATAACGCAGGTAGATTTATGGTTTCATTTAATGATGACCCTGCAACTAAACCAACTTTAGATATTATTGATATCTCTAATTTGCATGACAAGTATCAGTATGTAGCAGAATACGTACAAGATAGAATACTTGTAGCACATAGAGTGACATCTCCTTTATTGTTTGGTATTAGAACACAGAGTACTGGTTTTAGTTCTCAAAGTGAAGAAATGAAAACGGCATTCTCTATTCTACAAACAATGACAATCTCTCCATTCCAAAACTTAATTTTAAATGCATTAGATTATGCATTGACAATAGGTGGTATAGAGAATGCAGAATTATACTTTGAACAATTAACTCCATTAGCTATTCTTTCAGAGCAAGCAGAACAAACAGGCCAAACAGTAGAGCAGGTTGAAGATGAAACAAACGAATCATTAGAGAATCCTGCAACGGCTGATGATAGTGAAACACAAACAATAGAAGAAAAAATGCCTGATACACAGTCCATTGAATCTTTTACAATGTTAGAATTTAATAATAAAGAATACGAAATATACAAATAATATGAGCTACGCATTATTCATTAATAGAAACGATATAATTAAAAACTCTCCATTACAAGGTGCAATAGATGCAGATGCTCTATTACCTTTTGTAAGAGTATCACAAGATAAATACTTAAAGAATCTTTTAGGAACAGTTCTTTTTGATTATCTACAAGCTCAAATTATAGCAAACACATTCGGTTCATTAAGTTCTTATTATCAAGACTTAATGGATGACCATATCAAATATACCCTATTGTGGTATGCATGTGTTGAGTATATACCATTCTCATCAATCCAATTTAAGTCTAATGGTGCAGTGAAACAACAAAGTGAGCAAGGTGTAGCACCTGCTAAAAACGAAATAGATTATCTTAAACAAATAGCACAAACAAATGCTGACTATTACGCATTAAGATTACAGAATTATTTAATAGCATATTCACAAAACATTCCACAATATTTGGAGAGTGTAGGAAATCAAACACAGATTTATCCGGACCAGTCGAATCAATATTTTGGAGGTATTCAATTATAATAAACTATGGCAGCAATCGTTCATAACTCAGGAATAAATTATACTCTTTATTATAATACTCTTAATTATTTTAAAACAATAATGAGTAATCACCCATCTATTGAAGTGGTGACACAGGGAGATATGAGTGATTTTGATACTAGAGAGTTTCCATCGTATCCCATAGGTAATGTGCAAATTATTACAGCAAACTTTGGAGATACTACAACAGATTGGGAAATACAATTGACAGTAGCGGATAAAATTAAAAATAAAAATAACGAATCAACAGGCAGCAGTAATGCTCAAACTATTGCATTTTATGGAGTAGATGATACAGTTGATATACATTCGAATACATTAAGTATTATGAATGACTTGACTGCATATACTCAAAGAAGTGTTGATGGGTTTGAAGTAAATAGTGATATAGTCTGTGAATCCTTTTCAGACCGGTTTAATAATGGATTAGCCGGTTGGGTGGCCAGATTCACACTAACTACTCACAACGATAAAAACCGTTGTCTTTTTTTTTTGATTGAAGAAGCTATTAACGGATATAAGATATCTGATTGTTTAACGGGACAAGAATTCCTTGCAACAATTAGTATCGGAACAGGACAATCGGTTGGTGGGGTGTTTGCAACATACATAAATGCATTACAACCTGCTGATTATGGAAACTTAAAATGTTTTCAAGTACTAGATGGATTAGAGTTTGGGAATTGGGACTTAAATAATCTACCAATGATAAACTGGCCATATCCAAACGGATACGATGATTGTGTGGAGTGTGAATTGTGGATAAATCCAAAAGTATGGTCAACAACTCCGGCTGCATGGAGTGGAACAGGAGCAGAATTTAGAACATGGGCAACAGTATAAAATAAAAATAAAAAACAAATGGGAAGTTTAAGTAATCTTTATATTTCACAATCTTATCAATCACTAATCCATTTAGCGACTAACAATACTGCATCTGCAAATTTAATTGAATTGCAAGATGGATTGGGTAATTCAATTGGAGTAGCAGTAAATACTAATGGAGATTTATTTCTTTCAGGTAGTTTAACTGCATCTTTACAACAAGGATATTTGTATGTGGGTAATGCAAATGGTAAAACAACCGCATTTCCAACTTCATCTTTAGTTACTAATATCAATACGGGTAGTTTAGTGACTACTTCTTCATTTAACTCTTATACTCAATCAACGAATATAAGACTGAATAACTTAGAAACTACATCGGCGAGTGTCAATATATCAATAACTAATTTAAACTCAACCACAGCAAGCCAGGCAGTTTCTATCACTAATTTAAACTCTGCAACACAATCTTTATTTAGTTCTGCAAGTTTAAGTTTAACAACTGCTTCATTTAGTGGAAATACTTTAACATTCACAAAAGGTAACGGAACTACATTCGGAGTGGTTATTCCTGATGTGAGTGGAAGTACAATAAACACAGGTAGTTTTGTAACTACATCTTCATTCAATTCATATACTCAGTCTACCGATAGTAGATTAACTAACATTGAATCAACAACTGCATCTTTAAATAGTTCAGTAACTCAATTGAATGCATCATCTGCATCTCAGCAAGTTAGTATAAATAACTTAAATACGACTACTGCAAGTTTGTTAGTTGAAACACAAAATTTAGAATTGTTTAGTGCATCTGTATTAGTATCAATTTCTAATTTAAATGCAAGTTCTGCATCTCAACAAATTAGTATTGATAACTTAAATACAAATAGTGCATCGGTTAATACATCTATAACTAATTTAAATTCTGCAACTGCAAGTTTATTTACATCTGCAAGTTTAGCATTAGTAACGGGTAGTATTAGTGGTAATGTATTAACATTTACAAAAGGAGATGCAAGTACATTTAGTTTAACAGTAGCAACTGGTAGTGGTGGAGGAACAATAGATACAGGAAGTTTTGCAACAACAGGTAGTAATTCATTTACAGGTAATCAAACAATAAGTGGTAGTTTAGCTGTTAGTGGTGGAATTGAAACCACTAATAATATAGCAATAAATGCAGGGGCTTATTTGGCTACTAACGAAATATTTGCAAGAACTCAAAATTTGACAATCAATGGCCAGGGTAGTGTCATTATTACAAATTTCATGTCAAAACCAACTATTATACAAACCAATACTGAAATTACAGGAGCTCTTAATTTAACTGGTAATTTAACTGCATCTTTACAACAAGGATATGTATGGGTTGGAGATTCAACTGGTAAAACTACAACAGTAGCAACATCTTCTTTTGTAAGCACAATCAATACAGGAAGTTTTGTAACAACATCTTCATTTAACTCTTATACTCAATCAAATGACCAAAGAGTAAGTAGTTTAGAAACGAATAGTGCTAGTGTAAACATATCTGTAACTAATTTAAATTTAGCTACATCATCTTTATTTACGTCAGCAAGTTTAGCATTAGTAACTGCATCAGCATTTATAAACACAATTACTTTTACTAAGGGAGATGGTACAACATTCCCAGTAACAGTAACAACTGGAAGTTTGAATTATGTAACAGGTAGTTTTGGTTCATTCTATGATACTACAACTCAATCAGGTAGTGCAGGTGTTGCATACTCAATGAAGTTAAATAACACAGATATTTCTGATGGTGTAATAATTTCAGGTAGTGGAGGTATTAAAGTATTAGCAGCAGGAACATATGATTTACAATTCTCTGCACAAGTATTAGCAGACACAGGTGCAGATACAGTATGGATATGGTTGAAGAAAAATGGAACTAATGTTCCTGATAGTTCAACTAAATTGGTATTAAGAAACAATGAAGCAGATGTAGCAGCATGGAACTTTGTTGTTGCTGCAAATGCAAATGATGTATTTGAATTAGCATGGCAAAGTAGTGGTGGTCATACAAAGTTATTCGCAGAAGCAGCAGCTAGTAATTATACTGCAATTCCTTCTGTAATAGCAACTATGAATAGAGTAGATGTTGGTGGTGGAACTAATTTAGTATCCACATCATCATTCAATTCATATACGTCATCTAACGACCAAAAAGTAAATAGTTTAATTGCAGCAACTGGAAGTTATGCAACAACCGGTTCTAACACATTTACAGGTGACCAAACCTTAATAGATACTGCAGGTAACTTCTTTACAATATCAGATGCATCGGGCTCTATGATGTTAGTTGCAAAATCATTTACATCTGCATCTGCACATATGAGTGCATCTGCCGCAGGTATTGGAAACTTTATATTCAAAACAAATTCTAATACTGCCGATACAATTATATCAGGTAGTAGTAACTTATTTGTAAATGCAGCTGCACCGACTGCAGGATTTAAAAGATATGTAGGTGGTAGTGGTAATATTGCATTAAACGCAAGTAATGTACCACAAATAAGTGGTAGTATGGAATTTAGTCCTACTATGAACAATAACTATTTTGGTGGTAATAGTACAACTCTAATTATGAGAGGACCTGTAAGTTCTT